AAGTGCGTCTTCAATTTTTTGAAGCTCAGCCGGAACCTCCGACAAGCTATCCTTCAGTCCAGCAGCTTCTTTTTGGGTTCTCGCAACAAGATCCGCATCCAAGAATTCTTTAACGGCGGCATTGACTTGCTCCAGAGTTGTTGTGCCGCCAGCTTGGAAGTCTGCAAACAAACCTCTAGCCTCTCGGCCAGCCCTAGCTGCTGCTTGCTCAAAGGCTACAAGGGGGTCAGTGTTGGCAAACTCATCAAAAGTCTCTGGGGCTTCCAGGACTTTTTTCAGCTTGTCTGCCAGATTACTGGCACTAATAGTCTCCTCCAGATCCTCGATCTCCTTGTTGAGGTCTTTGATCCTATTCGACGACGTGGATACATCTTGGGCAAGGAGAGCGTTTAGCTCCGTTGTAAGCGCTGAAAGCTTCCTTTCATTGAAGCCTTGCTCGGTTACTCTACCCAGGGAGGTAAGAGATTCGGCTAAGTCTACGGCTTTATCACTAGCTTCCTCAATGCCATTTATCTTGATCTGCCTAGCTAGATCGTCGGAAAAGTCTTTGTAAGACTTGGCTGCTTCCAGGAAGATATTCGCGAACTCCTCGCCGCTTTCAATAGCGCCCTCAATCCCAAGTGCCTTGATCTGCTTGTTTAGGGCGTCCGAGAGCTTCTTTAGCTGCTCTGGAGTTCCCTTCAAACCATCTGTCAGGCCTTTGAATACGTCGGCGCCACCGTCCACAATGTCCGCGAGGGAGAGGTTTTGAATTTGCTCAAGCTTGCCTTGAATTTGGCCAAGGTCTTCTGTGGCGAACCCAAACTCGGCAAGAGCCTTGGCGATGTTGTCGCCAGTTTTCTCCCACCCATTTTGGAATTTTAGCAGAATCTGCTGAGAGAAGCCCAGCGAATCGGCATATCTCTGTTGAAGGTCAAGCCTTTCTGCTGCAAGGTCCCTGAGCCTGTCTTCCCTTTGTTCAAGCTCCTTCTTGACAACGAACTGTTGAGAAATCAGCCTGTTGATCTCTGCCTGAATCTGCTTTGTCTCGCCGCTATCCTTAAGTATTTCTTTGTCTACCGCAATTTGGGAGTTGAGTGATGGTCGATTAACCCTCTCGGTAATCTCATCCTCAATCTCCTGCTTCTGTAGACGCAGCGCTTTTAAGGACTCTTCCTGTCTCGCTGCGAGCTGCTCGAGAGCGCCGGTGGAAGTGGCTGCAATCCCTCCTGGATCAAATGACTCACCATCCTCTCCTCTTGTTAGTTCTCTGAAATTGGCAAACGTCTCATTCAATCGCTCTTGCTCACGCGCTATCCTAGCCGCTTTTAGGGCTGCTTTGGTGTACGCTCCGACTAAGACGCCTATACCTAGCGATATGAGAACGATTGGACCCTCCAAAGCGAGCAGGGCCGCTGCGAGTCCAGCCACTGCCGTGATCGCAATAGGCACGACCACTGCCATCACTGAGAAGTTAGCGATCGAGTCTTTTGTCTTGTCGCTAGATTCGTCAAATTTCTTAGCTAGGTACTGGAGACCGTCGGCTACGGCTGCCACGTATGGGGCGAGGGCTCCGCCTAAGCTAATTGAAAGGTCTTCAACACCGGCTTTGGCTCTCGCTACGCTGATAAACAACTGGGTGTCGAGGCCTTCAGACATCGCATCCAAAGCCCCTTTAGCGTTAATAAGCCTTTCCTCAAGGAGGTTGATTTCTGCTCCTGACTGAGCAATAACGGCACCAGCGAGACCTGCTCTGTTTTTGAGGAGATCGAAAATCTGAGCTGTGTCAAGAACTCCGGAGGTAAGGATTCCTGTTTGATCCTCAGTAAATCCAAACTCCCGCCCAAGACGAACAAGCGTTGTCTTTAGTCGAGTACCAGCTCTTTCTGCCTTCTGACCTTGGTTAGCCAACCCACCGAGAAGAGCGATTGTCTTCTCAAGTGTTAAACCAGACTGGTTGGCTACCGTACCTACGTTTTTGAGGGCACCGCCAAGGTTGTTAATATCTAGGGCGCTTTCCCTAAACGCAACAGCAAAGACGTCACCAATGCGCTCAAAAGACCCCTCCTCTTCGGTGAGGCCGAATTGACGACGCACCTCCGCGATCGTTGAACCTACCTTGTTCAAATCACCACCGAAGAGCTGCGTGAGTTTTGTGGCCGTCTTCATGGCCCCCTGGATGCCCTGAGCATCGAAACCAAGCTTCTTTAGGCTGAGGGCAAGCTCCGCTACCTCAGTACTTGTGAATTTTGTCGTCCGACCTAGCTCTCTGGCTGCATCGATAACAGGCTCCATTGCTGTTGAGCCACCGATGGCACGAAGTTGAGATGTGATCTCAGAGAACTTTTCAGCCACAGACAATGCTCCGGCCCCCAAAAGGCCAAAGCCCAGGCCTACAGAACGGAGAAGTCCCGATCCGAGAGCCTGAGCTTGAGCTTGAAACTTCTGTAGCCTAATATTCGCGATCTCAATGTTCCTAAGAAACGGTTTGATGTCAACCGTAAGGATCGCTGCTAACCGACTTGCTCCTGTAATACTAGGCATTAGAATTTTCTCATTTTCTCCAGAAGTGCTTCAGCTTCTTCCTTGCTCTTCACTCCTTGATTTGACTTCCTTGCAAACGGATGGAAATCGTCCGGTTGAAAGGTTTTACCTTTTGCTGAGTTCACATTCGCTGTCATTGCCATCAATGAAGACGTGTGATCCCATGCGTAACTCATATTTTGCGCCCACCCCTCCCTGTACCAAATAAACTCTCTCAGGGTCATGTTCCAGAACTCGTCTGGTTTTAATCCTATTCCGAGAGCCGATTTGTATATGTTCTCCCAGGAGGCCTCTTCTTCCTCCGTGGTTCCAGAGGGGCCTATTAGTTTCCCGAGGTATCCTCGCCGGCGCCTAGGGCTTCAGTAACGGCTTGCATCATGGTGTCCAGCGTTTCTGAATCATCCAGGGCCAGTGCGCAGAAATGCTCAAAATCTGGTAGTCCAGACTCCTTGCCCTTGCGAGCTGCCTGATTCTTCACGCCGTAGTAAGCAAAAGCTGGAATGGCGGTCAATGGGTCGTCGCTGAGCCACTTGTCCATGTCGTTGAGCTTGACCCCCATGGCGTTGCACATAAGGCGCATCGCGTTGAGTGACAAACATGCTTGATACTTCTTCTTGTTCAGCGTAAAGCTGAATTCTCCTCTTAAGGTATTCATGTGGTTGGGTTAAAAGGGGCGACGATTTATCCCGCCGCCCCGTGATTATTATGCTTCTTTCAAGAGCTGGTCTACACCGGTCAAGGTCACGCTGTAAGTGGCAATCTCATCGACACCACCTGAGAGCTGCACCGATTCAATCAGTACCTGCCCATAATAGTCAATGTCGGTTCCGTCCTTGTCGATAGAGAACTTGACGATTGCATAGTACTTGTTGCGAGCCATATCCATGATGGAGACACCTGCGTCATCCGAGGTTTGGATCAGACCGTCGCATGTGATCGTCCACTCTTGATTCGATTCCTGGAGTGTGCCACCTTCGCCATCTCGAGCGACGTTCTCGATTGAGTTTGTCAAGTCGAGGTTGCTCGAGGTTGCTGCTCCAACGAGATCCAAGCGGTCGAGCTGGTCAGTGAAGGCGTCGGTGCCGTGATCGATCTCACCATACCCGATGAAAATGTTGTTTTCACCGCTAGTCGGGTCAGAGTCGGCAACGATAGCGCGAGTGTAGTCCACTGTCGCCGCTTGTGCTGCCGAGCTTGTAGAAGCGTAAGGCGCCAGTGTCTTAATTTTTGTCTGAGAGTCTACGCTATCGATGTAGATAGCTAGACAGTTTGCGTTTACTACTGCCATGATTCAATTCTTAGTGCTGGTACTTATAGAGTTTTCCGTAGCCACGAACTGTTACGGAGTAGGTTGCTGTGTCGTCAAATCCACCGGTGATGCTTACGTTCTCAATGATGCCTTGACCGATGTAGTTGACCTGGTTTTCATCAGTTCCTGACGTGTCCTTGTCGGTGACGTCCAACACGAAGCGAACCAAGACATATTCGCTTTTACGAGCGATGTCCATCAAGCGAGTTGCACCCATGCGGTCAGAGGATACGACGTCCTGAATCAATCCGTCAGCGGAAAGGTTCCAGGACTGAGCTCCTCCGATGATGTAGGTTTCAGAGTTGCATTGGGTAGACTTAGCTACGACCTCGTCGATCGTGTTGCTTAGATCCAGAGTGGTGGACGTTGCTGCGGCCAGGAGGTCAAGCTGGGCTACACCGTTGGCCCAGCTACCGGCTGAATTGCTACCGATAGCTGGTACGTCTGAATCTTCCAATACATCGTCTCCGTCTACGAGAATGCCGTAATCGCCTGAACTGGTAGCTGCTAGAAAATCTGTTTTTGCAGTTGCCAAAATAGCGTTGTCCTCGACTCGGTACGCTGATGTTTGCCCCGAGTCGGCGAAGCCATAAAGGCCAAGATAGTTTGCGTTAAGTAGTGCCATTGTTTTTCATTTTATCGTCACTCAGCTCTTGGGCAATTTTGCATAGAACTTAGTTCCGAAGATGTTGCCTAGGGCAAAACGAAGCTTTCGATTGTAGCTCCCTAGGTTTTTTTTAATTGCAGGGCCTACGTGGGGATGAGGCGGGTGGTGCCTTGTTCCCAATTCAGCCCAGTGATCGCGCCACCCCATAGCATTGTATTCCTCTCCGGCAGCAATGCCTGAGATGTAACCTAGCTGATTGGGTTGCACGACTCGGGGCCCGCTGATCGCTCCAACACGAATGCCGAAAACGAACGTCGGGGTTTTTTTAAGTCTGCGGATAGCGAAAGACTGGCTCAAAAGACCCGTGAGTACAGGTGACTTACCTTCCATGTCACCTCTCATATCCTCAGCAGCTTTAGCCATGGCTTTGTACAGGACATTCTTCCTGTCCTTGATCTTCTTCAATCTGCGCAACCTGCTTGGGAAGGGATCGTTTCTCTCGAACCCTGTCAAAAACAGATTTGCCTTGAATGCTCCTGACCTAGCCATTAGGTTGCTGGGTTTGTTTCGGTGAGGTCGGTGATGTTTCCTTCGTCGTCTGTAACTGAGATAGGTAAGTTGTTGTTGTCTCGGCGGCGAGCCCTCAAGCGCATGCCTTCACGACGTCCAAAAGGAAGGATGGAATACAGGTTGAAGTGACCCCCATTCCAAACGATGACGTCGTCGAATTGAATGCCTGAGATCCAACGGCACTTGAGCTCCATCTTCATCTCACCCACCTCCTGGTCGTCATCGGTAAATTCCGATGCCCCAGCCGATGGTGTTCCGAGAGACGTAATCTTGCACCGAACCCCCATCTTCCACTCAGTGTAATACTCTACCATGTCGCCGAACTGGTTCACAGTCCTGGTTGGACGATAGATGTCTACCTTCTCATTGAGCTCTCCTGCCTTCATCAGTAGTGTCTTACGCTTTGGAGGAGGCGGTGAACACCCTCTTTGATCTCCATAGTGATACCTCCAATGTTTTCTGCCTCGCGCTGATTGTAGTAGTGACCCACCAACAGCAAAGCCGCTTGCTTGTACTGCTTAGG